ATATGAATAGGACCAAAATCATTATATGCTCTTCCTTCAAATTTTTCTGCCATTTTATAAACACACTCTTTATTGTATTCTATCTTTCTTTGATAGTCCCAATATTCCTTTAAATCTTTGTAGTCTTTGTCTTGTATTGCCATCATAATATTTATTAAAAAAAACTATCAAGCGTACCTTTCCTTGCTGACTTAAATAAATCAACAGTTTTATCTTTAGAAAAATACCAAACATTTTCTATAAATGTTTTGTTCATAAATTCTAATTTTTCTTTTTCTGTTTCAAATAACTTATCTGATTTAGGTCTTTGCATAATTCTCATACCAATCTGACCTACAAAATTATCTTTTAACATATCAACTACTTCATCACAACTTCTATATCTTTTACCTTTTACAGTTGGATCCATAATATTAATTAATGTATGTTTTGATCTGTTAAAACATTTTTGTGATACAGGTAAGAAGAAATTAACTTTCCACTTATGATACTCATTAAATTTGAACCAAGATTGTAATTCTTCTTTCTCTCCACCTTTATTATATTCTTCTGTAGCAAAATATGGTGGACTTGTAAATGAACAATCAATATCTTTTATATCATCCCAAGGTAAATCTTCAGCACCACAATTATATATCTTAACTTTTTTAGGTTTAGATAAGAAACTATTATATGTTTCAATCTGTTCCATATATTGTTTGTAAGTATTAGGGTTTGGATCACATCCTATATACTCCTCAGCATCCGAGGCAAAGAAACCAGCAAGTCTATCTCCCCATCCACAACTTGTATCTAAAACTCTTTTTGCATTGGTTAATTGGTAAATAGTTTTAGCAACATTAGGTTTAAATTGTGTTGCAATATATGTACCTAATCTAAAGGCACTTAAATAACTTGCTTCAGTTAACTTGCCACCTCTTAATTCTTCGTTGCCTTCAACCATAACCTTCTTCATATCGTTGATACCACGCCATATAGGTCCTAGACAACGCCATATATCTTTTGATGTGCCATTGTACCATACATCTAAAGGTGCTTTAAAACTATAACTTGAACAATTTAATCTTAACTTTTGGTGAAAATAATTAGATACATTATTATAAGTTGATGGTGCGTCTATAATACCTAGACCATAATCTTTATAATTATATTTGTAGTCATCATATTTCTCCTTAACATTATTGTCATTGAGTTTACAATAGTTTGTTATATCTTGTTTCTGTAAATCGTAAAATGAATTTCTTACATCATCTAAAGATATTTTCTTTAGAGGAAATACTGGTCTATACTTCTCAATATAGTCTGCTAAATCTAATCTAAATTGTTCTTTGCCAATATTGTTTGTTAACCTTTCAAAGGTTATTTGATCCATAATTGGCAAACCATTTTGATCTGCATATTTTTTTATATAATCTGTCATATATTATACTCAAAGTTTTGAGTTTCATCATTTATATGTATTTGTTTTGCACCATTTCTAATATGAAAGTGTGTTGCCATAGGTGTTAATGGTGATAAAGTTACCAATCTTTCTTTTTTATTTTTCTTTACCCACTCACCTAATTTATTTACTATCTCTTTACCTGCACCTCTTTTACGAGACCATACCGTATATGCAATGACAATCTTACCATCACTTACTCTGGACATATAATCCATTTCTCTAACAGTATAAGGTACTTCAGGACAAAATGCAACGCAAATTATTGATTCTATTTCATCATTATATTTTAAACCAAATATTTTTCTACCGTGTGTAATTCTAAAACCTAAAGTTAATTCAGGTCTAACAGGATCCTCCGATACATCTATGTTGTCAAGTTCAACTAACTCGGTACCTTTTACCCACTTAAAAAAGTCTTTTAAATTATCTTTTAGTATCTTCATTGTTCCATTTCATTAATAACCATACTATAAAAGCATAGATTAATATAACATATCCTAATGATAAAGTCAATTCTAGCATAATAATGTTTTGTTTACTCTCTTGTTAATATCTTTAATATATTTTTCAGTCTTTTCTATTAAGTAATACTTTCTATTTTCTAACAGACACGCTTCACCCGTAGTACCTGTGCCAGCAAATGGGTCTAAAACTAATCCATCCTTAGGAGTTACCAATCGTATTAGGTATTTCATTAACTCTAATGGTTTTACAGTTGGGTGTTCAGTATCTCCTTTTTCTTTTTTACTTGCTTTTGGACTATAAAAATATTTTGCCCAATCTTCTTCCAATCCATCGTGCATAACATTAGCAGGCCACCTTCCTATTACTTTGTTGCCTCCTTCTTCGTTCTTCCAACCACCTTTAAATATTGTTCCTTCTTGTTTCTTTCTTCTATTCTTTGTTGTATCTATTTCTTCAACACCTACTCTACACTCATCTAAATTTAATTCTTTATTAACACCTTTTCTTGCCATAACAATAGGTTCGTGTGCAGGTTTTAATAAGTTTCTTCTTTTAGGAAACCCACTACCATATATCCAATTTAACATATCAAAGATTTCAAACCCAGCGTCTTCAATTGCAACTGCCATTCTATGATAATTTCTAGTGGCAGCAAATGCTAATAATACACAACCAGGTTTAAGTGTTCTATATACTTGTTCCCAAAATTCTTTTTGAAATGCAATGTCTCCACCGTCCCAAGTTTCTCCCATAAAACCTTTTGCCGCTCTATGATAAGGTCCATTACGACCTTCTTTTTCATCTTTATTATTAATACCTTTTTGACCTGGTCCAAATCTTTTAACAATAGACGCTAAATGATATGGTGGATCAGTTACACACGAATCAAAAACATTATCATCTAAAGTTTTTAAATGTTCTAAACTATCTGCATTTATAATTTTATTATCCAAAAAATGCCTCCAAACTTGCTTTAGGTTCAGGTGTCCAACCTATTGGTTGTAAGATAAATCTAATAGGATCCACAAATGTTTTTTCAAATTGTAATTCATAATCAACATAATCTTTTAGTTTAAACTCTTTAGGCAACTTTGTAACATAACTTATTACATCAAACTTAAATGGATTTGCCTCTTTTAATTTAACAAATTTAATTTTATCACCTTCTTGTATCAAAGGATATTTGTTTTGTAAACCAAACTCTTTTATTTGTTGGTTATATATTAAAGCACCTTTCACGTGAATGGGTGTGCCTTTAATGAATACACTAGAACTACTATAATATTTTTTCATATTATTACAACTTCTAGGAAACGATACTGCCTCAGCAGGTAGTTTAAAAAATTCTTCTTTAAAATCTTTAACAAATTTATGTAAAACTTCTTCATCTTTATTCATTATTATATTAATTGTTTGTTTAATTCTTGTTCTACAAATTTCAGGTGTTGAAGATTTAACTGCTTCAATACCCATAATCTTTAATTTAGGTTCGTCAAATGTAATGCCTTCTTCATCTAATACATTTAACATATATCTTTTTTTCGCTGTCCATATACCTTTGTCGGCAACAACTTCTCGTTTCATTACCATACAATTTTTAAATGCGTTAGTATAATCTGATAGTTGTTCAAAACATTTTTCTAGGAAAGGTTCTATTCTTCCTTCAACAACTTTATTAATAAATCTTAATATCTGTTCTTTTGATTTATCTTTACATACTTGTTCAACAAGTGTATCTAATGTAAGATATATTGAATCTGTATCAGACGCAACAATATAATCCTTCTTTTCAGTTTGTAATATCTTATTTAAATATTCATTTACTTTTTGTTCTATAAATCTAATAATGAATTGTCCTGCAAGTGTAATTGCTGTTGCCTGTCTTACATCATAATATCTAAAATACTGATTACCAATAGCACCGTAAGCACTATTCAATGCAATCTTTTTTGCCCATTGTATATTATGACAACGAGCAATTTCATTTTTTAATTTAGGTTCTTTTGTTTTGTTATATAATTTTTTCGCCTCTAACATTTTACTCTTAAATTGAACACGGTCATTATACATTTTGCCTAATAGTTTAGGTAAAAAACCTTCACTATCAGTTTTGAATAACGCACCGTTAGGTGTTATAGTAGCACCTTCTTCTTTAAGATATGCTAGAGGCGTTGTTTGATTCAACATCTTATTAACTGTTATACCATCTGATTTCATACCAATAATTTTTTCTGGAGAAATATTATATTGCATAATCAAATGTGGGTATAGCGAGTTGATGTCAAACGAAACAATCCATTTGTGCATACCGACCAATGGGTCTTTTACATATGCACCAGGATACTTTTCATCTTTTATATTATCTTCTTTTGGTGGGATAACAATGTTATCTTTACGCAAGAAGTTATAGATTAATGTATCCCAAAATCTAACTTGTGAAAATACATCTTGGTAATTAATCTTTGCCTCATAGGACATATTTAAGATTAATTCAATTAGTTTTAATTTGTCTTCTAGTTTATCAACGATTTCTACATCTTTAATATTATAATCTATAAACGATTGAAAGTCTTTTGAATACCACTCTCTAAATGTATCATAAGGATTCTCATCTTTTTTTATTCCTACTTCTACTTTACCTATGTAATCAAGTTTATAACTTTCTTGTCTAACAGGTATAAACTTTTTATATAAGTCAAGGTAATCTAACATAGTAATACCTACTATATCATAATATAATTGTGATCTACCTCTTACAACTATTTCTTCGGTACTTACTAGATTCCAAGGTGATAATTTTCTTACAACTTTTTCATCTGTTAATAATTTAATTCTATTACACAAATAAGGTAAGTCAAAAAACTTTGTATTCCAACCTGTAATTACATCTGGATAATTCTTCATCCAAAATTTCATAAACTCCATAATCAAAGACTTTTCATTTCTACATTTAATATAAGTTACATCTGTTCTATCGGTTTTATAATCACCGACACCCCAGGTTAGTATTTGTTTATTGGATTGATTCTTAACTGTAATTGCTAATAGTTGTTCTACTGGATTTTGTACATCTGGAAAACCATTTTCAGCAGTACACTCAATATCAAGTGTGAATATTTTTATAAGTTCTTTTGAAAATTTTATTTCTTCAGGATAGTTGTCTGAAATATATTGATACTGATAACGATCCATACCAAAGATAGGTGCATTGCTTGTACTATAAGTTCTTTTAAATTCTCTTGCTTTTTTGATATTGTCAAACTTAATTGGTTTTAGATATTGACCTAATAAAGATTTATGGTCAGTTTTATTTTTTGAAATTGCAAAAAGAGTAGGACTATAATCAATCTTCTCTTTAAATTCTTCACCATTATGTATACCTCTAACTAGAAGTTTACCATAATTTTCTATTACACTTTTATAAAAGTTCATTATCTCTTAAATGCACCGTCAAATTATCTAATTCTTTTGTAAGATATATTTGACAACTTAATCTACTTGTGCCTTCTTTATATCCTTTTTCATATTCTATTAATTCTTGTTCCATAGAGTTTTGCTCTATTGGTAATTTACTTACCCAAGCATTACCTACCCATATATGGCAAGTAGCACAAGCACAACACCCACCACAATCTGCTGGTATTTCTGCCAAGTTTGCTTGTTTGGCTGCCTCCATTAAAGTCCAACCTACAGGCACCTTCACTTGGACTTTCTCATTATTTGTCCGTATAAAGTTAACTGTTATCACTTCTTCAAAGTTGGTATATTTGTTTCTGTTATTAAACTTGATTTGGGTGTTAATATCCTACTTGTATTTTGTTCGTAAGATTTTAATATTTCCTCTTTAGGATCAGTAGTAAAAACTATCTTATCTTTGCCAACTGTAATGGTATCACTTTTACCAAAAGCATTGTATAAAGACATCATTAACTGTACTGGTTGTCCTGGTGCTGATTGTTGAGGTATTATTACGAAAGGATTTTTTAGACTAATCCCTTGATCGTTCTCACCTACTTTAGCGATTACATCTTCGCCAGTAGAGAGTCTTAATATTTTCACTTCACTCATTATATTTCTCCTTATTGTTATAATATAGTTATATCACATATTGACTATAAAGTCAATGCTACTTGTCTATTGGTTTCAATCTTTTACTTAAAACAAAGGTTCTATTAGGGTTTACACTTACATTCATTTGACGCATTAAATTTCTATTGACTAGCAAATCTGAACCTGATCTAGGTCTTTTATCTAATCCTACTTCTACACCTACATATGTAAAACCATTAAAAGTTATATCTAATAATATTGTAGGTCTTTTTTCTGACGCTTCATTGGTTGCATTTGATCTAAAGACTTCACTTGTACCGTGTCTAGGTTTAGAATAAACTTTTCCATCATACTTCCATTTAACAATTTTCTTGTCTGATATAATTTCATCTGCGTGTAAAGCACACGCTTCAGAACCATTACCTGTATCAAATTTACATCTTACTTTTCCTAAATCATCTAGGTCAATTGTTTCTAACCAACCACATTCAACAAGTGATTGTCTATCCCAATGTGCTCTTGTTGAAACCCAATCAATTACATTGTACATTAATTCTTCACCATTTATTTTACCAGATGGTTCTGGATCGGAATAATAATCTTTATACTGATAACCTTCGTAATCAGCACCTGATCCTGGACTACCGTTAAGTTCTAAAATATATGGTTTGCCTTTGTATATGATATGGTCAACACCTAACATATATGCTTTTGAAGCACGAGCAGATTTTAAAATTAATGCTCTTTCTTCATCATTTATTTTGTAAGGATATGCTTCAGCACCTCTATGTGTGTTTGATCTAAAGTCATAGGTACTATGCACTCTTTTAGCACTTGCAAATATTTTATTATCTACTACAAAAGTTCTTACATCAAACTTTGTAGGCATATATTCTTGTATTAAAAGTTCAGCATTTAGTTTCCACATTGCCTGAACAGTTGCAACAAGACCTTCATAACTTTCAATCTTAATTACTCCAACGCCTTGTGTACCTGTTAATGTCTTTAAGATAAGTGGAAACTGTCCACCAATCATATCTAATGCTGTTCTTAAATTCTTTTCGTTTGATACGAAAGCAGTTCTTGGTATTGGTATACCAAACTTCTCACATAATAATGCTGAGGTTAATTTATTATCACAAGTTAACATTGCTGATCTTGTGTTTAACATAAATGCTTGTGAGTTTTGAAAAGCAGATATTAAAGATAATCCTGCCTCATCTTGCAACGCACCACCTCTTGTTATACAAACGGTGTCTTTACCTACAAAGGTATGTTCACCATTTTTGCCATCGTAATTATAGATTGTTAAAGTATTTTTGTCTTCGTCTTTTTGTGTGATGATTGTAGAATTAGTATTTACTATAATACATTTATAACCTTTTTTCTTACACGCCTTTTGTATAAGATCGGCAGTTGTATTTTCTTTAGGGTCTTTAGAATCTGCTATTGTGATAATAGCAACCGTAATAGGTTTCTCTTTACGCTCTAAATCTTGTTCTACAAAAAAATCTTTAAACTTTGGTATCTGCATTTTCGCTACTTTTATCTATCTTTTTCCCTATGTTATATTTAGCAGATAAAGTCCATTCTTTTTTCTCTTTAAATGGTAATACTTTTATCTGACTTAAAGGTGCTTTGTTGTCAGCACTCTCTTTTTTAACTATATCAATTAGGTTCCAGTCTTGTAATAAAATAGCGATTGTATTTCTTCTTTGTATATCGTTTTCAACTAAAGTTGCCTTCTTGCCGTCTAAAGCAAAAAGTTCTTTAAAATGTACGATATAATATTTACCTTGTTTGTGCAATATATGACACGATTGAAATAGTGTTTTGTCTTTTCTGCTTGCAACACCTATTCGTGTTAAAGTTTCTCTAACTTTTAGGAAATCGTCAGGTTGCTTGATGGTGCATTCTAGCATACTCTCTGGCTTCCATTGTATTTCTTCACTCATTTAGTTTTTCTCCCACCTTTAAATAAGGTTTCTTTAATATGTTCAATGTCTTTCGTTGTGAGTATGTTCAAAGACTCTCTTGCCTTCTCATTACTATAACCAAAATACTCTTTTATATACTCTATGTCTTTCAATTTGGATTGCTTTAACCATCTACCACCAAACCGTTTTTTTCTTCTAACACTATTTATTAAAAATTGAAATTGTATCTGATTGTCTAGGAAGTGATAACCGTTCATTTCATTTGCTTGTGGAAGTGTATCCCAAAACATTGATAAACAACGGTTTATTATATACGCTGGATATTTTTTTATCCAGGTCTCGTCTGATTTCATTAAGTCCTCTTTGGACTCATTAATCGCTTTTAAATATTCTTTTAATTCGTATGCCATTCTTATTTGCGTTTGTTATGTCTGCCCATATAATGCTCTGATGGTTCATAATTCCATCTGTGTCCGTGATGACCTCTTATATCTGCATACCACATTCGCAATTTGACTATACATACTCGCCAAAATGTTCTTCGTGCCATTGTACTTTATTCTATCCATATATTAAATGTTATTTAAATTTGCAAGTTGCCATTATTTCTGTCAAGCAAGCAACCATATTTATCTCTTGGTCTGCTACGAATGCTGATTTATATTGGTATCCTGCTAATAAAAGTATTGCTTGTGGTACTGATTGTGGTTGTAGATATTCTTTTGAAGACTTATAAATTATTCTAAACAAGTCTGATGGTTGAACATTTAGATTGTTAACCACCCATTTTCTAGTTTCATTAAAATCTTTTTTCTTCAAACAAGCAAATAAACTTTTAATATCTGCCTCTTTTTGATTAAAGAATATACCACTATCTATCTTACCATTTACTGAATATCTTTGTAATTCATTGATAGTCTTTCTGAAATCTGGAAAATGCTTCTCAATTAGAGTTGCTAAGACCTTCTTATCATAAGGTATTTTGTTCTCATCTAATATAATACCTAGTCGTTTCATCAATGCCTGACCTGCTTTTAGTCTATCGCCATTGACTATCTTAAAATCTATTTGAGTTAATCTACTTCTTAATGGTTCAATAAACTTGTAAGGATAATTACAAGTCATTATGAATCTACAATTTTCAAAGAAAGTTTCAATGAAATTACGCAAAGCAGGTTGTACAGACTCGGCATTCATATAATCTGCCTCGTCAATTATGACTACTTTGTGTTTGGATTCTATATTGAAAGATACAGTAGAAGCAAAGTTTTTAATCTTGTTTCTTAATGTATCAATATGTCTACCTTCATCTGAACCATTGATGATGATATAATCAGCATTTAGTTGTTCACATAAAGCACGAGCAACACTTGTCTTACCTGTGCCTGCTGTACCTGATAACAACATATTAGGTATTTCTTTTTTCTTTAGAAATTCTAAAAATGTATGCTTAATATCTGCTGGTAGAATACAGTCCTCTATTGTTTTAGGTCGGTACTGCTCAACCCATAAAAAATCTGCCATTGTCTAACTCCTTAAAATTCAGAGTCAGGTTCTAATGCGATCCAATATTGTACAGGTTTGTTCCTGTTGATAAAATGACTAATCTTCTGTTTAGATATTTCTACATCATAGTCATCACCAATAACTTTTAAGTTTTCTGCTTTAAAATAAGCAGTAAACTTCTTATCAGTTTCTCCTATAATTTCTGAATAATCATTTGAAGATTTGTTTTTCTTATCAGTAGCAACTAACTTGATATTTTTGCCATCACCTACAACTGCTACATCTGGTAAATTTAGTGTAGTAATTGCTTTTTGTAAATTAGCAAAGTCTTGTTTCTTTAAAGTAAAAGATACATACTGATCTGGCATATTAATTGCTTTTGTTGGTGCAACAATAACCGATTTATCAGCAAAGAAATACTTAATTGCTTGTTTAGAATTAGCGGATGCTATAACAACATTTGATCCACCATTAAATTTTAATGCAGGTTTTTCAAATAACTCAACTGCTCTTAAAAATTCTGGTAAGTCATATATAGCAAACTCACTTTCAAACTTCTCCGTCACCTCTGCTTCTGCCAAGATGTTCTTCATTGTGGAGATTGTTTGTATCTTATTCCCAGGTTTAACCAAAATGTTCTGGTTAATATCCGAGAAGTTTTTTAACACCGATAAGGTGTCTGTTGATATGTTCATAATATAATCACTCCTTCTTCATAATTTATAATATAGTGTCAGTATATACTAAAAAGGCGAGGAAGTCAATGCTGCCTCGCCTCTATGCGTTTAAACTACTTAATATTGATAGTTTTCAACTTCTTTTCTTCTGGTACTATTTTCTCCATTGATACTCTCAATAGACCATCTTTTAACTCGGCGCCTTTGACTTCTACATCATCAGCGATAGTAAACGATCTTTTAAAATATCTTTTGGATATACCTTTGTGGATAACCTCTCCATCATCTTTTTCTTTTGACTTCTCCTCTTGTTTAGATTCGATAGTCAACATACCGTTTTCAACTGATACAGAAATATCTTTTTTGTTGAATCCTGCTAATGCAACCTCAACATCAAATTTACTCTTATCAACCTTTACGATATTGTATGGTGGATAATTAGAAACATTAAGAGTATCAAATTGATGGTCAAACATTGATTCAAAATGATTGAACACATCATCAAATCCTACCGATAATGGTCTTAATTGGTTAAAAATAGAAAGTGCTTTATTGGTCATATAAACCTCCTTTTGTAAGCAAAGTTTCTGTTAATTAAAGACAACCCTATAAGGCATTGTCTATATTATTTATATAATCATTATTATATAAATTTCAAGCACTTTGTTTTTTACGAAGTAAAGTGCCAAATCTTCGTTTTGCGACACCAACTAAATTCATAGTCGGTCTTCACGCCCTAGGACTTACGAATAGCCAGGGCAATTATATTTATATCACCAGCGCAAAACTCTTAATATCCTCTTGTTCTTAATAATTTTTTTGCTTTCTTTTTACAGTTAGCAATGTTTTCTTTCTTTTTTCTTACTCTTTTATCAGATGGTTTTTCATAATATTGACGCAATCTTAACTCTTTTACAATACCTTCTTTTTGTATCTTACGCTTTAGAACACGCATTGCCTGTTCCAAATTACCTTTTCTAACTTCAACGGTTATACTCATTATACACCTCCCTTCATCATAGTGGTATCATACAAGTGGTACAAGTGGTATGATATTTAACAATACCCATTACGAATACTGCTATAGCAACAGCATTTAAAAATATCAATGCTCTATCGTGCCATAACATACCTACTACAAACCAACCACTTACTCCAATTAAGTGTAAGTATAAATTGTATGGTGTCATTTCTAAAGATGTAAACATCATTCCTATTAATATAAACAACGAACTTGTCCATTTAATATACCAAGACAAATCGTGTAGTGGTGTTATTTTATTTACATCAAAATTCTTTTTCATTAATCAAATACTCCTGCTGAACCTAATAGTATTAATATTAACATACTAGGTATTACTATACTCAACGGCCAAAATTCTAAAAATTCTTTCCAACCCTCTTTCTTTTCTTTCTTCACTTTCTTTATACTCCTTTTTATTTCCATTAGTAATTCGTAAATAGGTTCTCCTTTTTGGAAATTAGGAAAATCTAAATCATTTAATAATTTCACTTGATTATATGCTGACAATATAGTTGTCTTTTTTATTTCTACATTAACTGATTTCATTTTTTAAATCTACTATCTTTCTTTTAGCAAGTAACCAATTGTTATATGTTACTACCTTTTTTAAATTCATATTAAATAAATTTCTACTATCTATAAATCCGTCACCGTGAAAGAATACACAATCATCCAAATGATTGTCTGCCCAAATATTCATACCCATTTCGCATTTAGTATTTTTTGAATTGGATGTCCAATCTTCTTTTGTTAGATCACTCAATACAACCATTTGTCTTTTTGTATCAGGATCATATACAACTAATAAAAATGTATGTGGAACAATTCTATTTGCACCTGGACCTGCTGATATATAAGTTTTAGAACCGTGTCCTTTAAATGAAGTTACCTTAACCTCTAATCTTTCAAAATGATATCCTGGTTTAGATAAATTTAAAATTCTAACATCTGGTAATCCTGCTTCTTCTCTAGGTGTTATAGACTTAAATCCTTCTTCTTCTAATACTAAAGACACAGCAGACATATAAAAATTAGAAAGGTTTGTACTTAACATATTTTGCTCGTGTCCGTGTATTTTATCTTCAGGTATTTTTTTACCTGCAATATTAATATCTAAATGTTGTTTTAACATATCATTAGCATAATCAACAACTCTATCCATACATTTAGGATTTTCTTTAAAATACTCTACCCAATTTTTTCTATCTGGATCATATTTTAATTTTGAAACTGGTTGTATATTTAATGCTTCTGTATGTGCTTTATGAATAGAGTAACCTTCTCTTTCAACTTTATCAATTAAATCATTTCTTTTAACATCATATATTTCAACCATCTTTTTAAATGCGTCTGGTGTAAAACCACATTTTTCAGCACACCATAAATTTCTTTCTTTAGGTATAAAATATTTACCAGTTCTTTTATATTTAATATTATTCATATAATTATATTTTCTTAACACAACTGGCCAAGAGGTTTGACTTCTAATTATATCTGGTTCATTAAACTCATCTAATAAATCTGCTTCTTTTTGCTCTAAAGTAGGATCGTTTAAACTTTCTGGATCAAAAGTATGTTCAATGTATTCACATTTTAAATAACCTAATACTCCTGTTTCATCTTCTTCGGACGCCCATTTTCTACGGTGTCCTGAATAGATAACTCCATTTGGATCTATTTTACAAGATTCTTTATTTGCAATTCCTGTTTTGTTTTTACTTTTTATTAATGACGCCCTTAACTTATCTCTATTGTCATTTGGTTTATCATAGATTATATCATTTAAAGGGTGATCTGTTAATTCACTAATATGTTTAAACACTATATTAGGAAGAGGCGCTTTTGGCGCCTCCTCTGGACTAACACTATGAATAGATTTGGAATCTGATTTAGATAACATCTTTGTCCTCTTCCTCATCTTCCGACTCACTATCATTGTCTTCCTTTATTTGAGAGTCAAGTTCTGCCTGTTTCTGTGACTCAATAATTGAATCAGCAGAAGCACCAGCATCCACTTTTGTATATAACTCTACAAAGGAATTCTTTGTATCATCATCAAATCTATTTGTACACATTTCTATTGCCTTCATCTTTTTATCAAAGATTGAATATGCCTGTGTAATATGTACAAGTCTTCTTGTAGATATAATCTCATCAACTCCACCATCAAAGTAGGTTTTTCTAATTACATCTGCCCAAGTAGTTAACTTGTCAATAAATTTAACATCTGATTTACCATAAGACTTTAAAGTATTATTTAAAATCTTTTTTTCAATCGCAACTGATGGATATTTCTGTTCAAAAGTTACTGGAAATCTTTCAAGGAATGCCTCATTTAAGACATTAGTTCCGATAAACTTACCGTCTTCGGATCCTTGACCTTTAGTATTCGCAGTAGCAATACAGTTAAATCCAAGTTTAGGTTGTACCCATTTGTTAATCTTCTTAACAAAGATACCAGAACCTTCAAGGACTGGTTGTAAACACATTATCTTATTACTTGCCAAGTCTATCTCATCAAGTAAAAGAACAGCGCCTCTCTCCATTGCCTCAATAATCGGACCATTAGACCAAACTGTTTGACCGTCTTTTAATCTAAAACCGCCTAACAAGTCGTCCTCGTCCGTTTCAATTGTGATATTAACTCTTATCAATTCTCTTTTTAAATCAGCACACGCCTGTGTTACTGATAATGTTTTTCCGTTACCTGAAAGACCTGTAAGAAATACAGGATAAAATCTTTTAGATTTAATAATAGATTTTACATCTGGATAGTTACCAAAACTTACAAAGTTTTTATCCTTGATAGGAACAACATTGTCCGTTAAAGTAGAAACGATATAAGCCGCCTCTTTTTTAGTAGTAGGTTGTACTACTTCTTCCATTGTATTGGAAACATCGGTATCTGATTCCGATGGCATTCTGAATAAACCTTTTTTTATTTTAAGGTCTTTATCAGCAACTAACCATTGTGGAAAAGCAACTTTATGTTTCTTCTCTACCTTGACTAGTTGTTTTCTAGTGATTTCTTTTATATCACCAAACTCTTTGTAGCATAATTCTACAAATTGTTTTTGTTTATCATTTAATAACATTTATATTAGTCCTTTCATATTGTTATACTATATGCTATCACGTTTTTGCCCAAATGTCAAGCATAAAGAACACTTGGTTTTATTGATATTTTCAGTCATTTCTATGCAACCTTCTCAATAAACTTGTTTAAAAGCACTCTGGAAGTGATTCTCCCTTTCATACTCTTACTGAATAATTGTTTAATTTTTCTTGTCTTCATTTCTGTATTAATACTATCTAAATCAGTATTCTCAACTTTCATATCTTTAGCGTTAACTATGTAATAATCATCATAACCTGTTTGAGGTACTGATACAGATTTTTCTTTATTAAATTTTTGTCTATTCTTGTGGTATGCTGCCTCTCTTTGGTCATAAGTTAATTTTCTATTTGGAGGTCTAAAGTACATATCAGTTTCCCACCTTCTTATTCTTTTAATTAAATAGAAACCAATAGTTGTAATACCGTGATATTTTCTTAATAGATTTAATAGAGTACCTGTCAATGAGGAACTTCTATAACTATATAAATCGTTTTCATCTTTAGTAGTATGGTTTTTCTTTTTGTAAATAAGAACATCCGTATTACCATAACTATCTGGTAAATGTCCTGTTAATTTTTTATCATCATTATACATCATTTTTTCTGAATTACCACCGTTACCACCACCGTCAGTTAAAGTAATTAAATTCATTTTTTCAATACTATATTTACTTTTAAATAAAGGTATTAATTTTAACATAATAATTAATGATTCATTTAAAGGTGTAGAACCTAAATAGTATTCACTAGGTATACTTACTGAATCAGGTCTTCTTTCACCATCTTTTAAATAACTTCTCCAAGAATATCTATGGTCATAATACATTGCTAAATGGTATAGATACATTAAAGATTCATCTAATTTTGATTTTTTAAGTTTATGACTTGCAACATTAACTAATTTAACTTTATCAATAGCACGATCACCAGGTTTGTATTTAAAGTGTTTTGATATTCTACTACAATCATCATCTTCATTTTTACCCATTTCACTAGAAAAGAAATATAACTCATAAGGTATATTTGTTTTTTGGCAAAAGTAAACTAATTGAATTGTTTGTTGAACAGTTTTAAAAATACAATCACTCATACTACCTGACCAATCTAACAACATCATCATACCGTGGTTTTTAGCGTCAGGTGTAATAGTTAATCTTTTAAATATATCATCATTAAATTTATAACTATGTAATTTAAGAGGATCAATTATACCTGTTTTGTCCTGTGTTGATCTCTTATAAGCAGTTGCTGCTTTTTTCATTTCAAATTCTTTAACCAAATACATAATGGTTTTTTTAGACTCATTAATAAATTTTTTGTATGTTGTTTTAAGATATGGATAATAATTTTGAGCATTGTGTTTATCACTAACAAATGATTGTTTCATATCTTTTAAGAAATCAGCATTAGAATGGATTAATTTATCTAATTTTGGATCTGGTATTGATCTATAATAATAACTTGTAGTTTTATCTAATAATTTATCTTTGTGACCTTCAAACCAATTGTTAGTAATAGAACCAAGTGGCATATCACCACCAGCACCAACAGCACCTCCACCAGAAGCATTCTCATCTTTGGCAGTCTTATCACCTACAGCAGGTTTATCTTTATCTGAATCTGATTCTGTTTTACCTTCATTACCTTCTTGTTTATCTTTTGGTTCTTTATCAGACTTATCACCGTCACCGTCTTCATTTTTATCTTCAATATCTTTACTATCTTTTGAATCGTTTTCTTTATCTTTTAAGTCATAATTTTTAACTAAAATATGATTATCAAAATCAGGTAATTTTTTAAGTTTCTTAACTTCTTTTTTCTGCCACTCTAACATTAATTTAGCAAGTGTAACTACATCATTAAATGTTTTTAATTCATCAACTTTTTTTAACCATATATTGTCTATTTTAGAAAAGTCAATTTGTAATTTTTGTGAAGACTTATAATAAACATTGATTTTATCAATCAACATTAAGTCTTTATTGTAATCTTTATCTTTTAAACCAAAGAAGTTTTGTCTATTAAGTATTTCAAAACCGTTCATATAGTTATTAACAACACCTGGATATCTCTTTTGAATTTTTTTATCTATTCTGCAATCTTCTAATACATTAACATATGATCTTAATTCATTATCATCAGCAACTTTTTTCCAACCATTAGTTGGTGTAAATAATGCGTGGGCACATTCGTGTGCTACTAACATATCAGTTACATCTTTTGAATCTGTTTTAAATATTGGTAGAGTTAATACTCTATTGACTACATCAAACGAAGCAGTCTTTACATTGTTTTGTTGTACGGTGATATTTTCAGTAGCAAGTAATTTTGCTAATTGTGATTTAGTATCTATATTAAGTGTGTCCATATCTACTATGCTATAGGAAAACAACCCGAAAGTCAAGCATTAATAACCCTTGATTTTACTAGGTTTTTGTAGATATATGTTCTTGTTTTGTTCTGATTCGCTTGAAAAATATCAATTTTCTGTTCTCTCCAGTTGGTTTTACATACTTTTCTTTTAACGATTCGTGTGTATCCCATTTCATTGATATAGATTTATGTGGAGGAAGACCAGATGTCTTCCCTATTTGTGACCAATTGTCTGCTTTATATACAGCACCGTTATTACCACCTGCCACAAATGTTATTAAATATAGTAAATCATCATTATACTTTTGTTTCCAATATAAAGGTGCTTGTCTTCTTAACTCTTTTAATATTTGAGTACCTGCATTTCTAATCTTTTCTCTCATACAGAAACGCCAGTTATTAGCAAATGAATTAAACTTATTCTTGTATTCTTTAATAGATAATTTTGTATGTTTTAGAATATCTTTAGGTGGAGGATATACAGATGACCCTATACCTATCATACCGATTGGTTTATCATCATTAAAAACTACCCAATCTATTCTTCTACCTACACTAGAAGTTGATGGAACATAACTATGAAATTGTGTGATTGTTTCTTTGATAAAATCTTTTGAAGTTTTGTCGTTAGCGACAACTAACTTAATCATTTTGTAAATATAAACACAGGTTCAAACTTTCTACCTGGGAGATTCGGTCTTTCAAACTTACCTAGATAACGATTCTCTTGTTTCTTTTCTTCTATCTCGCCATCTAAATTAACACTTGCTGATCCACCTTGTTGTGTAGATAATGATAACCACCAAGTGTCTGTATGTTTAAATCCTACATCTAGTGCTAATTGTACCGTATCTTCTTCAAATGTTTTATATTGTTTTGTGTTCGCAACATTTAATGCTAATTTCTTACCTGTCTTTAAACCTATAAATGCGTTAGCAATAGTCTGTTTTAAAAACTTCTCTTTCCACATATCACTTGTAGAAAATTTAATACTTGATTGTTCTGGTTCATCTCCATATGCTTCCCAACCAAAGTATGGTGGACTTGTAAATACAAAATCCAATGAATCTGATTGTGGTACAAATGTTTCACTTCCACGCCTTAATAATCTATACACTTTATGATTATGTCCAAAATCTTCTTTAATTTTAAGCAATCCTTCATATGTTGGAATACAAGGATCAGTACCTATGTAATTAACCCCAGCAGCAATTGCCCCTAGTAATCTACCACCATAACCCATACTTGGATCCCATACCGTACCTGCTGATGTTCCTTCTAATGGACTATCTTTCTCTACAAAAATATCATATAAGGCAGCGGCAGCAGTTGGTCTAAAATTAGAAACCATTTGAGTACCAGAGTATCTTCTTAACATTGATCTCATATCTGAATCTGTTATATCGTGTGCTGGTTTCTTTTTAAAAAAAGTACCAGTAAGTATCTTGTTAATACCTTTAGTTAAATGTTCTTCATCATTCCAAACTTCCATAGGTGTCTTCATCTTACCACACTTAATACCCCAAGCGTGTTCCATATAAGACCAAGCAAGATTTAATCCGTGAGTTGATTGACCTATAACTTTGTTCTTATGGTCTACCATAGTATCTCGTCTAAATGATAACAACATATTATAGATGTTATTTCTCCATTTATTATCTTTAGGATAATAAGGAAA